CCGCAGATGAGGCAAAAGTTCGCGCAGATGCCGCAGAAGAAGTTTTGCGTAAAGAGCGTGAAGATCGTGCTGATGCTGAATCAATCGAAAAGGCAAAGTCATGGTCACATCTTCCAATCGACGCGAACAAGATTGGTCCCGCACTTCGCCGTTTGGCAGTGATGGATGCGGATCTTGCTAAGTCCGTTGAAGAAATGCTAAATGCTGTCGAAGCACAGGCAGAATCAGCAAACATTTTTGCCGAAATCGGCAAATCCGCTACAGGCAAGGGATCTGCTTACGAGCAAATCTCCTCAATCGCTAAAGCGGCAGTGGAGAACGGCTCATCAACATTCGAGCAAGCCTTCACGAAAGCAATCCTCGACAATCCTGATCTGTACAACCAGTACCTCAGCGAGAAAGGCAGTAAGTAAAAATGGCTTACGAAATCAGTAACTATTCCGTTAAGATCACCCTCGTTGCGGCTTCAGATCTTTCGGCAAAGCAGTATCACTTCGTCAAGTTGGACACAAATGGAAAAGCGGCGGCAATCGCGGCTAATACCGACCGTCCGATTGGCGTACTTCAGAACGCTCCAACGGCAGGACAAGAAGCAGAAGTGCTTGTTGTCGGTGGAACAAAGTTAGTCACCAGCGAGTCTGCTGACGAAGGCACCGTTCTTTCAACCACAAGCGCAGGTAAGGCAGATGTAATCGCTGTCGGTACTGCGACAACCCAATACATCCTCGGAACTACAGTTCTTGGTGCTGGCGCAGATGGAGAAATCCTAACCGCCGTCATTAACTGCGCTTCCGCAGGTCGAGCCGCGTAAAGGAGCGAACTCTAAATGCCACAGCCAAATGTAAATAGCGTTCATGTTGACGCGATTTTGACCAACATCTCGGTCGCGTATCTACAGAACCAAGACAACTTCATCGCAGACAAGGTTTTCCCTATTGTTCCTGTCGATAAGAAGTCAGATAAGTTCTTCACCTACACCAAGAATGATTGGTTCCGTGATGAAGCACAGCGTCGCGCTGACGCAACTGAATCAGCAGGTTCAGGCTACAACCTTTCAACCGACACCTACAGTGCGGATGTTTGGGCTTTCCACAAGGATGTAGGCGATCAGACACTTGCTAACGCAGATGCTCCGTTGAATCCACTTCGCGAAGCAACTGAGTTCGTAACTCGTCGTTTGCTTCTCCGCAAGGAACTTCAGTGGGTATCTGACTACTTCACCACAGGTGTATGGGGTACAGATGTAACTGGTGTCGCAGGATCACCATCTTCAGGTGAAACTCGTCAATGGTCTGACTACACAAACTCAGATCCAATCGATGACATCGAAGCCGCAAAGTCCGAGATCCTCGGAGAAACAGGACTTGAGCCAAACACTCTAGTTCTTGGCTACGAAGTTTTCCGTCAACTAAAGAATCACCCTGATCTAGTTGACCGTATCAAGTACACATCTTCACAAACAATCACTGAGGACATGCTTGCTCGTATGTTCGATCTTGATCGTGTACTTGTTGCTAAGGCAGTAAAGGCAACCAATAACGAAGGTGGCACAGCCGCATATGACTTCGCTTATGGTAAGAAGGCGGCGTTGTACCATGTCGCTTCAGCCCCAGGCTTGCTCACTCCATCCGCAGGTTACACATTCTCATGGACTGGTGTATCAGGTGGAATCGGCTCAACCATCGGTGTAAGTTCATTCCGTATGGAATCAATCAAGGCAGAGCGCGTAGAAGCAGAAATGGCTTTCGATAACAAGGTTATCGGCGCAGATCTTGGATATTTCTGGAACACCATCGTTGCGTAGTTAGTTAGTTACGGAGGGAGTGGGGCATAATAGTCTCACTCCCTTCTTACATTTAGGAGAAAAAAATAATGGCAAACCCTCTAAGAATCACACGCGGCGAAGCAATCGCTGGAAAACTCGTCGCTAACGACGACATCACAGCAGGTGGCGAAGTCGCGGTAGGCACAGATCTCGAAGTAGCAGATGACGCATATGT